TGTTTTTATAGTTATTTATAATGCTGTGCTAGTTAGCACATTAGAGAACACAAACAAGTTTATATTCTCTATGTGGTAATTAGTAATTTCTTAACTTCCAAACAAATGAGCCGGTAGCAGATTGATTTGATTTTATGAACTCAATTGCTTGGGCTAGTGTTTCAAATGTTTCGGTTGCTAGTGTTTTGCCGGTGTATAGGCTTTTTTTGTATGCTTTATACATTGTAGTTATATTGTTAATAATAAATAATCGGTGTGAGCCATAAGTAAGAAAGTTATTATAAATAGTATTATTAAAAACCATTTCTTTATTTTCTTTTCTAGTCTTTTGATATCAAATTCTGTTCTTAAATTGCTTTTCATGTGTTGTTTGTTAGTTATAAAGGCATTTTATTGCCTATGATAAGTATATGATATAGATTTGATATTGTAAAGAGATAATATGTTGATAACTTTAAATAGAACATAGAAAAAGGGAAATGTCAAATGTGGCTTGTATGTTTGGGTTAGGCATAATATAATATGAAATATGTCAATACAAACAATAGACCCAAGGCAACAAATAGCACTTAATTTTTATAAAGACCCGAGTAGCGAAACATTTAGCGATTTAAAGAACAGTTTGATAAAAGCCGGTTATAGTTCTAAATATGCTAACTCTATTTATAACCGAAAAGTATCGTGGTTAACAGAAAACACAAGAGCCACAGTTGAAACAATACAAAAAGCAGAAAGCAATTTACAAAAAATTATTAATAAAGAGTTTGATTTGGAAACAGAAACAAAAGCCACAATAGAAAAGTTAAAAATGCAATTAGAGGCTAGCAAGTTTATATTAAAGACCTTAGCAAAACAGAAATATGCAGAAGAGAAAGCAGAAGAAAAGGCTAACACTACTATCAATATTATTAAGTATGGTGATAGAGTAGCAGAAGCCGAAGTAGTCAAAGAGGCTGAATTAGACAATGGAATAGAGTAAATGTCAAATGCCCCATATACTAGTATTTACGAAGTAAATATCATTTATTTATTGAATTGATAGGGGGGGTGTTTGTTTCTTATATATGTATCATTTTAAATTAGGGTAGGGGTATGCACCCCATAAAAATTATTATAGAAAATGATGGGGGGACATTTTCTCTGTGATCAATTTTTTTAGGTTATGCCCAGCGTAAGCACTGTTTTTAAATAAACTATCATCTTGACAATCAATTAAATTTGTATTTGAACTCAGATTATAGTTGCTTTTTTTCTACTTTCTTGGTATCCTTACTCTTGACGGAGTCAAGGTAAGGAAGCCAGAGACCTAAGAATAAGGGTTTTCTGGCTATTGTTTTGTTGTTTTTTAGCTAATTTGCTCTTTTCCCTATATGGATTTATTAAAATAATATAAAAACCCAAAAAACAGCCTATTTTCATCAATTACAACACAAAACTGCTATTTTTGTCAATCACAAAAGCATGTTATAATAAAATGGTCATAGTATATGATACTACTGACACATTATTATAACAAAAATATATTAAAAATGAGTAAAAATACATGGTCAATCTCACTAACTGAGGAACAATACAAAAAGTTTGATGAACTTGCTATATTGTTGTATCAGAATAATAAGATCACTCAGCCAAAAAAGAACAAAGTTATCCACGAGTACTTATTAATTCACAAATATAATGATATTATTGGTGCAATAAAAGATGTTCCAACCAAAAAATTAACAAAGGAAGAACTAGACGAAGTGGCTAGAAAAGAACGTTTAGGTATATTACACGCTAATCAAAACTAAAATGATAAGAGAAATTACAATTTATAAACCACACGAAATAAAACGATGGTCATTAATAGAAGATGGTCTAATAGAAATTTTTACAAATGGTACACAAGTTAAATTAGTTTTTCCGTTTGGGAAGGAGATTACGTATAGTGGTTTACCTTATATGGCAGTATATAGAGAAATTATTGATGAAGATGAAGGATTAAGAAGAGCAATGTTAAATGAAACAATCTAACTATGTCAGAAGCAATACAACTCCCATATAAATTTACGGCACGCCCATACCAATTGCCTTTATTGGAGGCATGGGATAGTGGGAATAAGGAATCAGGATACGAACCGTACAAGAGGTTGATTCTTGTGGGTCATAGACGTATGGGAAAGGATAAGATGGTATTCGCAAACATACCAAAGAAGATGATGGAGAGGGTTGGGACATATTTCTACTTCTTGCCAACATATAATCAGGCGAGGAAGGTTATCTGGAATGGAGCTGATAGGGAAGGGTTTAGGTTTTTGGATCACTTCCCAAAGGAGATAGTGAAGGATAAGAACGAGGCGGAGATGAGGGTGACACTGACAAATGGCTCTGTTCTGCAGATGGTGGGGGCTGATAATATTGATAGGATTGTGGGAACAAACCCTGTGGGGGTGGTGTTCAGTGAATATTCGCTGATGAAACATGAGGTGTGGAAACTTATATCACCGATATTGGCGGAGAACGGGGGATGGGCGGTATTTGTGTTTACGCCTAGAGGACAGAACCACGCATATGAGCTATTGAAGAGGGCGGAGAAGAACAAGAACTGGTACGTGGAGATACTGCCTGTGGATAAGACAAAGGCACTGCCAGAGGAGATATTGGAGGAGGAGCGGATGAACATGACAGAGGCATACTTCAAACAGGAGTATTACTGTGACTTTACAGAGAATGCGACAGCGGTATTCAGGAATGTGAGGTCAAGGACATATGAGGTGATGGACTGGAAGTTTAACGATAATGGAATATACCAGCTGGGGGTAGACTTAGCAAAGGCGAACGACTATACGGTAATAACACCATTTGACTATACAACATTCAGGGTTGGACCACAGGACTCATTTAATCAGATAGACTATACGTTGCAGAAGACAAAGATAGAGGCAGCGTTCTATAGGTTTAATAAGGCAAGAGTGGTGGTGGATAGTACTGGGGTTGGTGTGCCGATAGTAGATGACTTATTGAACAAGGGGATAAACGTTGCCCCATTCTCATTCACATATAATAGTAGAAATGAATTATTAGTTAACTTACAGATTCTGTTGGAACAGGGGAAGATAAGCATACCGAATGACGAGGCATTGATTGAGGAATTGGAATCGGCTGTGTGGGATGTAACACCACAAGGGAGATCTAAGATTGTGGTGCCTGACGATAAACATGACGACCGAATAATGTCACTAGCATTGGCGGTGTGGGATATTCCTGTGAGACAGGTGTCAGCTAGATCGGTATCACATACAGAAGTATCTGGAGGTGTAAAACCGATGTTCCCAGAGTGGGGGTTATAGCTTTCTGTGTATACGCATGGTATAATCATATTATGAAAATAAAATGTGATTATTGTGCAATAGAGTTTAATAGAAAGCCGAGCCAGGTTAATAAAAGAAAACAGCATTTTTGCTCTAGAAATTGTCAACATAAAGGAAAAATTTTGTCAGAAGAAACAAGATTAAAAATGAGTGAAGGAGCAAAAAGTTTGAAGGGAATTAAAAGATCAGAAGAATTTAAAAAACGTCTATCTCTGACCAGAAGTGGTGTAAATAGTCCAATGTGGAAAGGTAATAGGGTTGGATACAAATCACTACATGCGTGGATCTCTCGCAATTGGGGTAAACAAAAATTATGTGAAGTGTGTGGGACAACAAATGCAATTAAGTTTGAGTGGGCGAATTTAAACGGTATCTATGATAGGGATAGATTAAATTGGAAAAGAATGTGTTGTTCTTGTCATAGTAAATATGATAATAAAATAAAAAATATTAATAATAATTATGAAAAAACGAGACAAACTAAAAAAACAGTGGAAGAAGTTTCAGAATATTAGGCATAATAATTTGCCGAAGGAGTTTAAGTTTCAAACTCTGAAAATGGACACTGCGAAGAAATTTATTAGAAGAAATAAAATAAAAATATGAGAGAACAACATAGAGAAAAAATAGAACTTCCTGATGAATTGTTTAGATATCGGAGTGGAGTGGAGGAAGTGGCACAAGAATCAAAGAAGGCAACGCCACTAGAGAAGATAGAGTTTGATGGTGGTATTAAGATTTATTTGCAAGGGGCTAACTTTCCACAAAAAGGTATGGCATCGCCAGATATAATGTGGTCAGTGAATATAGCTAAACGAATCTTTGTGGAGGGGATTAGATTGGTAACAAGATGGTATTTTATTCCTGGATTAATGGTGTCGGTGGTATCTAAAAAGGCACGAAACGATTTAGCTAGGACATTTTCGGAAATATCGTATAAAGCAATAAGACCATACGTATTAAAAACAAACTATATGAAACCTGTGGCTAAAGAATTGGAGTGGTTTGTGTATAAGTTTTTAGAGAATATTGATATTGAGAATAGGTGGTGTCTGAATATAGCAGAAGTAATTGCTTCAGCATTTGACTATGATAATGCTTATCAGTTTAGATTAGAAGATTTGATGAGTGAGACTAATAAATTAAGTCTCATAAACAATCCTAGAGGAGAGCTTAAATATATGCTTAGTCAGTTAAGAGAAAGAGAACCAAATAAGAATATGGCATATAAATTATCCATCATTGGTGTATTATTAAGGTGGTTACTGTTGTTACCAAAATACAAAAAGGCATTTGTTAATGCTGTAAAGGAAGTAGATATTAGAAAAATGCAGTATGATGATGCTGATAAGTACTGGGTAATGTTAAGAAAGGATGGACACAAGTATATGGGACTTACAGATGATGAACGAGAAAATAGATTATTAGAACTTGGTTATCAGAAACCAGAATTAATTGATATAAAATGATAATTTTAGGAATGATAGTAGTAAGTATCCTCTTTGGCTTATTTTATATCATCCTGCGTGCATTGGTACTCTATTCAATTTGCAGAGATATGTCAGAAAAGGAACAGGATGAGTATTTAAAAGCAGTAGAGGAAGCAGAAGCAAGAGATTTATTTAATAACAGGAATTTATGAAAAAGAAATTTAACACAATGTCACGTTTGGAGACAATTATCCAAATATTAAAGATCATAATGGGTTTTATTGGACTAATTTTATTTTCTATTTTCTTATGGGGTTAGACTTGACAAGTAAAAGTATGCTATAATAAAGCATATATGGATGACAAACTTATTGGAGAACACTCCAAAGAAAAAGAAGAATCACGAGACTTCAAAGAGAGGCGTTATGAACAGTGGAAGGAAAATTATTTGCTTTATAGG